TGCATCCGCAGCGGGCGCAGCGGAGGTGACGGCCGCCACCATCTCAGCGAGGCTGGTATTTGAAGAGGTAGAACCGCGCATAAGCACATCTGCGATGCGTCCCGCGTCCGTATCGGCCAGGCTATACGCGGCCTGCGTGCTGGCGATCATATCGGCCGCTTTAGCCGCGTCGACACTCCCCGCCAGGCTGAGGTTGACCGTTGGCGCGGTGGCCGCAAGCAGCCCATCGGCGTCATAGCCTGAACGAGTCAGTTCGGTTTGTGCCCGGAGGACCGTATCTGCAGGTACTCCGGTGCTGGCGCTGACCTCCCGCGCCTGCTGGCGAATCGCCTCAAGCCGGGAATCCCCCTTCGCCAGGCCAAGGTTTGCCTGAATGGCCGACATCTGCTTTTCAAAGCTGATGCCAGGCGCCATAAACCGGGACGTCTGGTCAAAGCCCGCTTTTGCCATTCCCACCCCCGCAGTCGCCAGCTGGTTCACCCGCGCGACAACGCGTTTGCCTGACTCGTAGCGGTTCTGAACGGCACTCAGTCTCTCCTGCTGCTGATTGACGCGAGCCAGCGCATCCCGCTGTCGGTTAAGCTGCTGCGTTTTTTCACTGATTTGGGTTCGTAAACGACGCTCATCCGACGAGAGCGTGCGCGTGTTTATGCCTGCCTGTGTGAGTTCAGCGCGCTGACGCTGAACCGAGTAGCGCAGGTTGTTGTACTCAAGCTTAAGGTCGGCTGCCGATTTTCGGGCTGCGGACAGTGCATCAGCCTCTGCCTGGGTGGGGTTTTGCGTGTTTTTAAACTGCACCGCCAGCGCCGCTGCGTGCTGTTTCGCCCGGGCAACCGACTGCTCAGTCATGGCGAGCCGGGCGTTTGCTTTCCTGAAGCCATCAATCCGCCCCGCCTGCTCATCGAGCGCCCCCAGCGCCGTCTGTGAATCACGGATATCGCTTGCGAGAGTGCGGCTCGCGTTATGGAGAGCGTTAATCGGTCGGGTTGCCCGGTCGACTGCCTTAAGCAGCTCCTGAAGTCTGACATTATTACTCATGGTGGTTTCCGCTTCGCTGCAGCGCTTTTTCGCGCCATAAGAGGAGTTCGGTCACGCTCAGGGAGTACAGCTCTGACGGCGGCCAGTGAAAGATCACCGCGATATCCGCCATCAGATCGTCGACCGACAGGTTTTCGGGAAATTTCAGCGAGCCGAAGCCGGTGACAAAAAACCGATCACCTTACCTGCAAAAGAGAGCAGATCGCAGGCATCCAGGCGCGCGACCTCATGCTCGGTCAGTGCTGGTGAGGTCATTCGCGGCAGCACCTTGATCAGCGCATCGACATCGGATTGCGCCAGCGACGCCAGCGATACCCCACGCAGGGTTCCCGCATTGGGTTTTGCAACGGTCACTTTTTCAATTTTTTGCTCGCCGCGCAAAACGGGGCTATCAAGCGTGACGATGTGTGGGTTTTCACTTTCGTTCATGGTGGTCTCGTTGATATTTTCCATTTCGATACTCTTCAGAAAGTTAACTTACCGGCCGGCGATCCCGGCCGGTTAAAGGGTTACAGGCCGATGGCCTTACGGTGTTCTGCCAGGCGATCAACGCCATCGACTTTCAGCACCATGTTGATGATGTCGATTTCAATGATCTCTTTGCCATCGATGGTCAGCTGGTAGTACGCGCACTCGGTGGACATCTTGGTGGTGCCGCTCTCGCCCTGCTTGTTTTCACCGCCATCAAACTCTTTGTGACGGCCGCGCATGACGATTTCGACGGCGGAGATTTCGCCGGTATCATCGCGCTGATAAGAGCCGGTAAAGCGCAGAGGCACGCTGTCCGCGCCCGGAGAGGCATACTGTGCCCACAGTGCCGCGTCCGGCAGGCCGCCAACGGTCCACTCCAGCGCCAGGGCATCATCGTCCAGGCCAAGGTCAACAGAGACCGAGCCCGGCATGCCGCCACCGCGATACTTCTCCAGCTTGCGGGTAAGTTTGGGTAAGGTGACAGACTCAACAACGCCCATATAGCTCAGGCCATCGTTGAACATATTCAGATATTTCAGTTTGCGTGGTAACGCCATGCTTCAGCTCCTTAGCTATTAACCGAATCTGACAGGTCAGCCAGATAGGTATCGGTGATGCGCTGGCGCAAGGTCAGATTTTCCAGCGGCGGGACAGGGGTGTAGTCGTAATCGATATACAATTTCCCCGCTTTCAGGGTGGATGCATCGTTCGATTCAGGGTCATACCAGCAGGAGCCGTCAACGATATAGCCGTTGGTTTTGAGCTCGCGGAACTTGGCATTGATACCGGACACGATGTCGCGGATAAGCGTAGGGGTAATGGGTTTATCCATCGCCCATGCATGCGCTTCGGCCATGGTATCGGCCAGCACCTGTGCGGTACGGGTGTAGTTTTCAAAGACGAATAACGGATCGTCTGAACAGGTACGGTTGCCCCAGAATTTGAAGCCATCGTTACGAATCAACGTGGTGACACCGGCCTGGTTAAGCAGGTTGGCATCGGTCGCTTGCTCCTGCAGATCCCAGGAAACAGAGGCGCTTACGCCCGTGACGCCGTTGACGCCCACGTTCGACAAGGTTTTATGCCAGCCCATTGTCTGGTCGATTTTGGCGCGCAGGCCAAGGGCGCGAGCGGTCGCCCATGCCATCGTCGTCGCATTCGTGGTGGTATCCCATGCCAGAAAATCAGGGTGGATAACCATCAGCTCGCGCTGGCTGAAGTTTTTGCGGTACTCGATCGCGTCAGAAATGGTTTTACAACCCCATGCGCTGACATAGCCGAACGCGCGCAGGCTCTGGCACATTGCGGCCAGTGCGGTTGCCACTTCCTGAGAGTCCAGCCCCGGTACGCCGAGAATACGCGGCTTAACGCCGGTGACCGTTTTCGCGGTCAGAAGCGCCTTCAGGCCGGTGTATTTGCCGTTTTCGTCGGTAGTACCGATGATGTTAGAGATAGTCTCTTTCTGCGCCGCTTCAGGATCTTCCGGGTCGTCGATACCTTCGGCAACACGCACAACCACAACGACCGGCTTGCACTGGTCAGCGATAGCCTGGAGGGAAGCGGACAGCGTCCCCTGTTTACCAGCTTTCGCAATGGCGGATTGCACATTAGTAATGAGCACGGGCTCGTTAAGAGGAAATGTCTGTTCGTCAGCATCGCTGGCCGTACAGACCATGCCGATGATTGCCGTCGAGACGGTGGAAATAGTGCGGGTGCCATCGTTGATTTCAATGACTTCCACGCCGTGGTGATAGTCGCCCATCCGTTTAACTCCTTCGTTTAGTGGTGAGGCTATTGTCTGCGGAGAGCGTGATTGATGCGACGAATTGGGGTTGGGGAAAGGATTACACAACAAACGAAAAACCCTCCGGATGGAGGGTTCTGGTTATTTCTATTTTTAAGATTAATTTACTGAGGAAGAGCAGGAAATTTAACGGGTAATACAGTGATATCACAGGCTTCCAGTTCTTCAATATAATCAAGCCAGGCGTTTAATGTCTTTAATTGTGACTCGGTCAGTGTTCTACCTGCCATTAATTTGGTCTGCGGAACAACTATTTTTTCTCTTGCCTCGCTAAGTAAGCGTTCAAACTGCTCTTTGGTCTGTTTAATCAGCTCTTCCTGCGAATAGGTGAATGGGATGATCTTATCGCCATCGAATACCCAGCGTTTTCCTAAAACAAAAAAATCATCCGGCACACTGTTTTTTTCAATTTCCGAGACTGATAAATTTTCCGGAGCCAACATGGATGCATCCCAGGAAGCTGCAACAATATTGCCTTTGCCATCAAACATAAATTTCAAGGTGGTCGCCGAAAACTTACCCTGAGATCCATACCAGTCGTTTCCCTCTTCGTCGGTGAATACCATGATAGAAAATCCATCAACTTGTTTTGTCATTGCAGTGAAATTTTTCATTAACATTGAATAATTCTCCTTATGCAAAGGCCACAGTAACCCATGAGCCGCCATTAATCTGATACTGCAACGGACGAAGACGAATCCAGTAATTTGAACTACCCCGGTCAGCCCATGATGTCATCACCCCGCCAGCCATGCGCTCAGTATTCCCACGCTCGTTATATTCGGCAGATGCACCAAAACGAATTCCCGTTACATAGCTACCTTTTGCCTGATATCGTGCTTCGCTTTCTGCCTTCGCATACGAATCCCCCACCTTTGCCAACGTGACAACAGCATTACTGGCTTCATGCCTCATGTACGGCCTTGACGCATCACCATTCGCAAAGCCAGCATAAGAGACACTGTCGCGAAGCAGGAAGCGCGTATCTGCTAGCGTTTTGGTATAAAAACGGCCATCAAAATTAGCAAAATTGCCCGGTATAATTTGTCCTGGCGCAGAAAAATTACCGCTGGTATCCCATTTATAGTTAACGTCCTGACCGCCACTACCTTTCATGTGAAGATGCCAGGAAAGAAGGGTATCGGAGACAAGAGAACCCATGGAAAAAGCCCACGAATTGATCCCGGTAATACTTGCCTGTTGTTTTAACACTGGATGGTATTCACTCGATCCAGTGGTTGAAAAGGTGTTATAAAATGGTGCTTTTGTTTTGTACTGTTCTACCCATGCGTAAACACCACTATAACTTGCGGTAATCTCCTTCGAGGCATAAATGGTGTTACCTACAGTAAGCGGTGTTTCAGATTGCAACGCCCCGGTTTCAAGGCTAACCCGTAAAGGACGCAGAGCATTATAACCGCCGTAAGCATCGCCCTTATTGGTTAGCATCAGATAAAGATTATAACCATCGTTACGCCAGAAACAGCCATAGTCTCCATATGCAATTCGATAACTATTGGGTGAAAGAGATTGTACTTCCCCGTTTGAACGTAAAAACCCGCTAAATTGCCCCGCGCCGTTAGTTTGAAATAACAACGAACCATCTTTATTTCGCTGTGAGTAAAAATGGTAGCCAGTGTCATCCCCCAGTTCAACTACAGATGGCCGGTCTACATTACCCCAAAGGCGCAGGGCTGCATTCTTATCAGAGGTATTAGAGGAATAAAAAGAGAATTTTTTCATATTCCCCGCATAAAACCCGCCAAGTTGCGAGGTAATATTACCCCTCACTCTCAGGCCTGTACTCGCGCTAATCGCCAGTTCCTCCTGTGTATCGGTATTACCTGTTGCCAGGCGATACTCAATACCCTGCACGGTTTCATGCCAGATAGTATCTGATGCTCCGCCACGCATTTTACGCAGATAATTTTTATTGCCTGTCGTAGCGTTAGAAAGTGCGGTTAAGTTATAGGTTGACTGTGCTATAGAGTCTTGATTCAACGTTCCGGTCATACTGTCGCCTGACTTGCTGACTCGCTCGCTAGCATTTTTATTGGCAGCAACGGCGTTATCGTTTGCGACTTTAACCGCTTTCGGCGTCGCCGCCAGCACCTCAGAGACACTATCAATAGCGCTGCTTAGCTGGACAATTCCTTTGCGCGCAGTTGTCGCATCCACCGCGGTGTACTTACCATTTGCCAAATCGTACGCCGCCTTCACCGCTTTCGGCGTTGCAGCGAGCACCTCGGAGGCGCTGTCGATTGCGCTGCTGAGTTGTGTAAAACCCTTGGCGGCAAGGGTCGCGTCCGGATGGCGCCGCGACTGTTCATGCTCCGCGAGCTTACCGTCTACATAATCCTGCGACGCCATCACCGTTGAGGTGTCAATCGTCAACTCAACCGAAGAGATATCGCTCACCATAATGACCATACGTACAGTCTGTGCGCGTCCCGAGCCCTCTTCCAGCTTGGGCTTGTAGCTTTCTGCCATATTCCCGACCGCAATCAGCGTCCCGGTATCGTCATACAGCCCCATCTCGCGCATCCAGAAACCGCCAACCTCAGGAGGAATCAGCAGCTCCGCCACGACATAGTTTTTATTCTTTTTGTCCTGGCTGATTTTATTCAGCGCATGCCGCCAGACTTCATTGACGAGTTTCGTCTGGTTTGCGTTTGGCGCTGGCAACGCACCGCCACCGTCACCTACGGCCATCGTCGTAAAGTTCACTTTCTTGCCGTTCGGGACGGTCGCGGCAGCCAGTTTTTCGACACCGGCTTTGGTGATAACCGTTTTATATTTCACTGTCATTGTGCTCTCACTTATCCGGGATAAACCGTGATGATGTCGCCGTCATAGCTCAGGGCACCGGTGTAGAGATATCCCGGTATGTCCTGGATGATATTCAGGCCAATAAGGTGGCGGCTGGCAGGCTTTGCATCAGCAATAAGCCTCTCCATTTCGTAATACATTTCCTCGGTGATGCCCGTGTCTAAGACGCCGATATCAAGGCGAAAGGTGCCGGGCGGATCGTTGGTTTGCCACCATTCGGTGACGTTGATCAGATAGCCAAGCGGTTCCACCACACGACGCACGGCGCCAATCGTCCCCTTGTGGGCATGAATAAACCACGCCGCGCGAATCACATCCCGCCTGGTGGCTTCCGGCCAGTTCTCATCCCAGCGATCAACCGAAAACGCCCATGCCAGCCAGGGCAGCAGATTCGCCGGGCAAGTGTCCGCACTCCAGAGATGCCGCAGCGGAACAGGCGTATTTTCAATGTCTGCACAGGCGCGCGCGGCCGCCACCTCAAGAGATGACGAACCAACCGGTAAAAGGCGGGTATTACTCATCGTTCCCCCCCACGGTTACGCTGTAGTGGCTGCACCATGAAGCCTGAGTTTCATCAAGTACAATGTCAGCCGCGGGCGCGGTCAGCTCTACGCGTTGCACCCCTTCAACATGCAGTGCCGCGTAAATGGCGGACTTGCGAATATCGCGTCCAAGCCGATGTTGAGCCGTGATATAGGCCTGTAACCGGGCTCTTGCCGCGCTGAGTAAAGGTTCACTTTCAGGGCCGGGAAAAAGGAAAAGCGATGCCTCAATTCGGTAGTCAACAATGTTGGCCGACTGGACGGTCACACGGTCGGCAACGGGCCTGACGTCCTCATCGTTCAGCGCATTGCGAACAACGGCGAGCAGTTCCTCAGAAGCCACGCCGTTATTCTCCCGGGAGAGCACAGAGACCGTGACGTTCGCCGGCTGTGGACTGATAACGGAAATATCCGCCACCCGGCCATCTGCACTGCGACCGTGGAACTGATAAGCGCCCGTCGAACCGGCCACGCTCAGCCCTTCCGGCGCTTGCTGGATGCGCAAACGAAAGTCGGTATCAGACTCCATCACAGCTGGCGTGGGCGGAAACGTCGTATCGTCGGCGGGGGTAATGACCAGACGCGCAAGGTTAGCGTTAGCCCCAAGCTGGTCGAGATCGCGGCCGGCAGCGTAGGCCAGCATGACCGCACGCGCGGCCTCGTTCACGCGCTGGCGCCACATGACCTCCCGATAGGCGTTCTCCTGCAGCAGCTTCACAATCGGCTCTGATTCCAGCGTCAACGTCCGTGCAATCGCCTCTCGCTCCTCTTCCGGATAGAGCGAGACAAAGGTGGCCTTTCGTTCTGCCAACAGCGTTTCATAATCCACCTCCTCCACGACATCAGGCGCGGCGAGCTGGCTCAGATCAACAATAGCCATAGCGTTTAACTCAGTGAAATGGTGATAGAAAAAGATTGTCCGGAAGTCGGGCGCGTGCCGGTGATATCGACATACAACGTCCCGTCATTCTCCGAACGCTCGAAAGTGATGGCCGTCAGGCTGATCCGCGGTTCCCATTTCTGGATAGCGGAATAACATGCCGCCATGATTTGCAGACGCAGCGCAGGGCTCTGTGGCCTGTCGATCATCGCCGCCAGCAGCGAGCCGTAATCACGGCGCATAACCCGCGAGCCGACAGGCGTCACCAGAATATCGCGCACGCTCTGCCGGATGTGTTCTGCCTCTGAAATGCTGAGCCCGGTCTGCCTGTTCATCCCCCTGTAACGCACCGTCATTGTGTCCCCTTAGTCCAGCTTCCGCCGCTTTGCACACTGCCGTGCGCGTGGTTGTCCACCTGCACCCCGTTGGAGGTGAATTGACCGCCGGAATGCGCAATATTCCCGGCCATTACCCCGCCCTTCTGCACCTCAAGCGAGGCGGTAATTAACTTGTTGGTACACACCACCTCAGGCGTATCCAGCGTGATGCGGGACGTTGACGTCACCCGCACCTCCGGCACGGTGGCGGTCAGCGATTCAGAGGCGGTAATGTCGGCTGTTTTAATACCTGAAACCGTCAGCGCCCCGCGTTCGGGTTCGTACTCGATCACCGCGCCGTCAGGAAACGAGACGTGGAACGCATCAGGCGAACCGGACGGCGCCGGATGGTCGTCCGAGAAAATACCCGGTAGCACAAAGGCGGTATCGAGCTCGCCGCCGATGGCCAGCAGCAGTACCTGTTCTCCCTCGGAAGGGGCCCACCACACGCGCGAACGTCCCGCACGACAGGTTAGCCAGTTCAGCCAGGTGGTTTTCATCCCGCCGGTCTGCACACGACAAAGCCCTCTGTTGAGGTCAACATCGGTTACAACACCGATACGAATAAGATTGCGGATCGCGCGAGCGATGCCGTTCATGGAAGTTAGCGTATTCATAAGAAGAGAATGCCGTTCAGAAAGAACGGCAGCAACGAGACGGGGTTTGGTGCGGGATGAGACAACAAGCAGGCAAGACAACAGACCGCAGGCGGCCCTCAGCGCGGGGAAATTACGCCTCCCACTCGCTGACCAGCTCCCCGTTGATGTATAGGGCCTTCGGACGCGTGACGGGCTCCGGCAGCGGCGGTTCGGGGGAATACGTTGCGTGCAAACCGCCCTCTTCCTGAGAAACAAGAATGCGCTCGGTTAATTGTACTTTGATGCTGATATCCATCGTATCGTCATCGTTTAAAACGATCGTGAAGGAACAGCCGTTTTTGCGGCCTTCATCGAGGGTAAAAATGTCCGGCTGGTTTTCCCCAAGCCAGGCCACTACCGGGACGAAAACGCCCTCGCTGTCGCCGGAGAAGCTGTTGACCTTCGCATTCAGCTCATAGTGCTTTTCAAAGGAGAGCGAGGAGGCCAGCCGGGAATCGATATTGCCGCTGCCGACCGACATCTGCAGCCGATCCGGGTTTGCTTTCAGTTGGGGAATCGCGTCAATTAATGCCTGACGCAGGCTCTTGAGTTTGTGCATCGATTTTATCCTGACAGTCTTTAATGGTTTCAACCTGCAGCGCGCAGGCGATAAGGGCATACTCAAGCCTGCGAATATCTGCGCTGAGATCGCCGTTAGTGGCGGGTTCGCTTCCCGGCATCGGGCAGCGGCTCACCTTCGGGCAGGCGTTGTAAACAATGGGCTGCAGAGGCGCAGGCGGTGCGGGTGTGCAACCGGCGGACAGCATCAGGCAACTGAGTGGTATACCAGCGGCGTAACGCGTCATTTTCATTGAGTAATCTCCCGATAGTCGCTTCCCGTCTCGCGCGTTCCTCACTCGCAGTGAGCAGTTCTTCACGAAGCCTGACCTGGGCGACTTCATGTGTTCGGGCAACCCGTTGCGACAGGGAAAGCTGTTGGTTAAGCGTGGCGAGGACGTTTTTTTGTTCACTGGCAACCCGGTTCGCGCTGGCTAAGGAACGGGACAGCGTCAGGTTGTCATGCCGAAGCCACAGCGTGATAGCCAGCAGACCGGCCAGCAACAGCATCAGGACTTTCACGGCAGCCCCTTCATGCACCAGGCCTTCTCGCGGATACGACGATTTTCCAGCCCGGCATTTTTAACGCCATTCACATATACCCAGCGGGTAAGTTGCCCGCATGCCTGCGACCACTGTTTACGCTTAATAAACGACACCAGGGTCGAACGGCAGGCGGCGCCCGTGCCAACATTAAACGTGAAACTCACTAGCGCGTCGTAGACCCGGGGTGGCATCTCAACCGACGCGCACACTGCCAGCCGACGTTCAACATTGAGCACATCAGCGACCAGATTTACCGCTGCCTCACGCTCGGTAATATCCCGTGCAGGCACAACGTTTGCCGTGTGGCCAATGCCAGACGTCCAAACGCCAGCGCTACACCGGTAGGGCGAGAGGCGACATCCTTCGAGATCGGCAATCAACGCCAGCCCATCAGGGGACGTTTTCAGTAACCGAAAGTCAGGTATCAGCACCGCCAGGGCCAGCACGCCGGCAACGCTGCAACGCTTAATGATTGAGTTCACGAATACTCTTCTTATCGAGTCCAAGAGACTGGAGATAGCGCCAGGTTTTTCGTTTGAACCAGTAATTCGTCAGCGCGGTAAAAATGGCGCACAGACTTCCCACGTACAGCGCGACTTTTTCAGGAGACATCGCCCCGAACCAGGCCAGTGCCACGGCCAGCCAGTAGGCGATAAACGTGGTGATTTTCTCCAGGCTCAGTCCCATAGGTTTACGGATTCTTTTGTGGGGGCGCTATCAACCTCCGGCATCTCTACCGGCGTGCCATGAGGCAAGATAACGCCTGATTCGGCGAGGCCAGAATTGGCCTTCAGAACGGCTTCAACGACGCCTGCCGTGCGCCCATAAAAACGGGCGCAAATGGCATCAAGCGTGTCCCCCTGCATTGCATAGATCTTCATCAGACGCTCCCAACATCCGGTTTTCCAGGTACTGTAGAGTTTCCTGGGCCAGCGGCTTTTTCGCTATCGATGAGAGATGGGCAATCCCGGACACAACAGACCGTCCGCGAGCAACAATGCGCGGTTTAAGGGAAACGCAAAATCTGAATGAAGTGTTCGTTCCGGGTAATGACGCAGGGCTAGCGCCAGCTTTCATCTTCCCAGACTTCCCGGAGAATAGAATCCAGCGCCTCGCGATCGGCCTCCCTTTCAAGCCCCTGGAGCTCAACCCCCGTTACCGACCCTATTTTCACGGTTACCCGCGATGAGGGAAACAAGGCGCCTATCCTGCGGGTCAATTCACACTGAAATGCCTCGACGATGGACTGGCCAATCAGCTGATCTTTATCGAGCGTGATGTTCACCCGAACATTGCTCTCTTTTTTGATTCGTTCCGGAACAGGCGATGCCGAGAAAACAACGGTGAACGCGTTGTTCTTGATTAAATTTCCCCGCGCAATCTCAGCAATTAAATTCAGGGCAATTTCACGATCTCTCTCCTGACACGTTCCTTCTGTCGTCAGTCGCGCAATCATCTCGACTCGTTCAATCATGACTTGCTCGTTCAACTCTCTGTCCACACAACCTCCACCACGAGATACTGTATAAACATACAGTAGCACGTATTCATAAAAAGAGTGAAGCGAAAAATCAGAACACTTTACGGTATGTACATGATATCGATGGAGATTAGCATGCTCGCTGGGTTAACAGATCCGTTAAATGCCCAATACGTTCAAGGATTTTCCGCCTCTTTTCCTGATAAGAACACGCTGCCGGAAATAGCGCTCCGTCAGCTGCGCCTCGACACCATTTGGTGTGAAAGCGGCTGACGCCGCCCGCCATAAGATGCAGCGCCTCGGCACGGCTAATGACGATCCCGGTGGCGAGGCGTATCTCGTCAATCACCCTCTCAGGTATCCCGTTCTGTGGATCCCGCTCATAGACAACGGGGGTTCTCGCGCCAGGCCGAACGCGTTTGATGCGTTCGGTTAATGCCCGTCTCGCACGCCGGTTAAGGGGCTGTGAGAGATCGTTCACCGTACAGTTATTGACAGAACTCCGAGAGGGCACGGGGACATCCTGACGATCCACGGTCCGCTTCGGCACAATTTTCCACTGCGTGAGCCGGGTTAAAATCGGGCTGCCCGCGCCGACGGCGGAGTCGTACACGCCGCGGATGCAGATCGTTTCCTCGCCGTACTGGTTAAACCCGACGCGCGGCGCATACAGCGTGCGTACCTGTAAATCATCGCGACGGACAAATGGCCCGCCCTGCGCGGTGACGTAACCCGCCCAGTCCCCAGCGTCGGCAGCTTCATGGACGGCGGCAAACTCCACGCTCAAACCGCGCACGGCCTCGTTATCAGCCAGACGGCGCAGCTCGCGATAGACCGTGACCGGTGCCCCGCCGATAAACTGAAACTGGCGAATGTGCCAGCGTCCCGCCCAGGCTGAAACAGCAGAAGCCATCTCCTTCAACAGCCCACCGCTTTCATAATCGGTCTCACCATCAAGCGCAAAGCCGTCGATATTCTTTGAGATGTATTTGGCAACATAGCCGGTCGCGCTGCCCTTCAGGGGATCGATCGCCTCCGCGTGAAAACGTGCCTTTCTGGCACTTTCGCTACGCAGTTCTGTGGCCTCTTCCTGGCAGGCATAATCATTCATAATTTGGCGAACGTGCCCGACATCTTCCGGCAGCATAAACATCAGCATGTGCCAGTGGGGCGTGCCGTCGTGATGAGGTTCCGCAACGCGGATACCAAAAATTCGGCGCCCCTCACGGTGCAGCTTTGCGCGGATGCGCGCCCACAGACGGGTGAAGTAGCTTTGCGTATCCGCCGGGCTGGCCCCGTTCCACTTCGCGTTGGGGTAGCCTGATTTCACCGTCGCGTGATATGCCGAAGGCGCGGTTAAGGTATAGAACTCGCCCACATAGCCCAGTGCCTGGCAGATATTTTCAAACCCGCGAATGCGGGTCATCAGTTCACAGCGACGTATCGCCGGGTTGGCGACCGAGGTATCGATTTTTTCAATCAGGCTGATGCGGTTGCCCTCTTCATCTTCGAGTTCCATGCCCTTAAGAAATTCACGGGTGCGGCGCTTCTGCTCGCGCCATTCGGTCACGCAGCGCTTGCTCGCATACGCCGTTCTCATTTTGCTGACGTTGCCAAGGGCAATCTGTAAATGCTCGCGCCAGGCAGCCGCAATCCGACGCAATCGCCCGCGCCACCATGTCTCTGAAAACAGGCGGATCACCGCTGCGGCAACATCGTCTTTGTTGAAAAACGTCTTCGACACCCGTTCCCAGTGTGGAGGTGACACCTTAAACTGCCGGGCGATCAGGCCGGCGCGCTGATACCAGACGTAAAGCGTCTGGTATTCACCCAGGTCAGCATCATTTATATTCGCCAGCTCACCGCGAATAAAGCTGGCGATATCTGCGGCCAGCAGGTCGATATCCGCGCGGGACATATCCGCAAGTCGGTTAAAGCGTGCAACCAGATCAACCATGCGGGAAGCTAGATATTGCTGAAGCGGAGTGTCGAAATGGCCGTCAAACACGGCCCTGGCGACCGTGTCATGCAGGCCTGCGCAGGCATAGCGTTCAGAGACCAGCCGCAGACGGGGTAACATCCTGTTGCAGAAGCGGACCAAAAAGGCATTGGCCTGCGGGCTGCCCTGACGCTGTTCGAGGTCATCAACCGTGCGCCAGACGTCGAAACGCACGCAGTCAGGTTGCAGGGAGAGGGCAATCCTTGCCTCCCGTAGCGCCGCGAAAAAACGATCGCGGCGCTGCTGCTGGGCATGGGAAAGGTAAGGGCTGGCAATGGCCGACCGTGGAGCATTCCACGGATACGCAAATGACGTAGCCAACTCACCCTCCCCGGATATGTTTATTTTTCATCTCCGCAATCTCCTGGCAGGTGATGCACAAGGCCACACCAGGCACCACCATTCGGCGCGCCTCCGGTATCGGGGCCTCGCAGTCCTCGCAAAGGAAACGCGAGGGCGTTGCTGGCCGTCTGCGGGCGCTATTAATGTGCCGCTCTCTGTCTTCCTGCTCGCGCGCTTGCGCAAGATCGATAAAATCGGCCATCAGTGCAGCTCCTGGGATTCACGTTCGTAGCGGGCCGCCTCGTGGCACAGCAGTTCGGCAACGTCTTCTCCGCTCATGCCGGTTTTATAGATATGGCTTGCCAGCGCCTCCAGGCGCAGGGAGACCGCGAGGGCTCGCGCGCAGCGTTCCTCTGTTTTTGCCTCCGCCAGCAGGCGTTTCAGTTCCTCACTTCCGGTCGGATAAGGGCGGTTTTCACTGTTTCGCATCACGCGTTCTCCTTAAATTCAGGCAATAGAATGCCCGGCGGGTTTACGCCATTAGGTTTGTGGTTGGGTTATATCGGCATGGTCAGCCGTTCAGGAAATAAACTCACGACAGCACGAAAATGGTTCATGGCATTAATCAGCGCCTTTTTCTCCTCTGTCGTCAGCTCACTGATATCGCACTCATGACGGGCGACGGGTAATCTCGCCAGGAAAAAGATGGCGGCCAGCGCCCTGCCATTCTCCTCAAAACAGGGATCGCGCTTATCGCGCATCTCTGCCATAAACCGTGCCAGCTCTTTTCCGCTATCGTTCCCGTATCGGGCACGCAGTTCTGCGATGTGGTTAAGCCCGTTAAGACGAGCCCCCACGCTGAGTGGAACGCTTGCACGGGCAGCCTCTATCGCCATATCTCCCCTCGCGTAAATTCACGCACGCCAGTGCGCTGAAAACGGGCAGAGCACGGTTTTTTCCGCCGTTTGATGATTGCGATTTCAGATGCCATGCTGCATGATTCCCATTTTGATAATGTCTGCAATCAATAGTCTCTGTTTGCCAACGTCTGCTGCTGATTGCTCGAATTTGCAATGATATTAATACCCAAATGAGTATTAGTAAACACTCAAAGGAATATATTTTGATCTTAGATTCTCAAGTGAATAATGAAGAGTTACTCGATAGAATCTGTCAGGTATATGGTTTCACGCAGAAAATTCAGCTGGCACGCCACTTTAATATCGCCGCCAGTTCGCTTCAGAACCGCTACGCACGCGGTACCATCTCTTACGACTTTGCGGTTCAGTGCGTGCTGGATACCGGCGCCAGCCTTCGCTGGCTGATGACCGGACAAGGTGCGCAATTTGAAGGTAACCCCGCGCCGGGCGATCCTGTGTCAGTCTCCACATTCACACTCAGTGATGGAAGACTGGAAGAAAATACCACTTTGAGTATTGATTCTACTTTCTTTAGTAAACCACTGGCGCGCGGCATCGCCGTCCGGGCGGAAGGTAAGCTGCACTTTATCGAGAAAGAGGCATCGTTAACCGACGGCGTGTGGCTGGTTGAGATTGAAGGCACCGCCAGCATCCGCGACTTAACGCTGCTTCCGGGTAAAAAACTCCACGTGGCGGGCGGCAAAGTGCCCTTTGAATGCGGTATCGACGAGATAAAAACGGTGGGTCGCGTGGTGGGGATTTACAGCGAGGTGAGCTGA